GATCGTATCTCGCGACTTACTGGGCGCCTTTTGCAGCCCGCTACCTTAGACGGATTTTACCCATACCCAGACACGTCCCGTTACGAGTGCCGTCCTTTTGTGGAGCTCGCACGGGCACCGATAACGGCGATCAATGAGGTCGCGATATGGGACGGGTCGGATTATGTGGCGCTAGCCGTTACGGAATGGACGGAGCTTAAGACTTCGGCATATTCGCGGATCCTATTTAATTCTACCGTTATATTCAATAATGCGTTTGACGTTGACGACTTGCAGCCATACCCGATCCGGGTCGGCTTCGACGCGGGATACGAAGAACCGAGCGACATACCCGCCTCTCTTACGGGCGCGGTCATGCAGTATGCGACATGGTTATACAATACGCGAGGAGATTGTTCTGATTGTGATAGCCAAACTCTCCGAAGTGTCGGGGGCTATATGTTTCCGAAATCTATCGCTGATCTGGTCTCCTCGTTTGTTATACGGCGGGTGTTTGGATAATGGCCACTTGTGCGACTAAGCGATTTAAAAAGACAAAAATTTGCTCCGGCGACTTAAACGACCGGATCGAGATATTGACGCGTGTCCTCGGGACACCGGGGCCAGAGGATACGGTTCCTCCGATAACCCTAGATGTACTTAAGGCGACATGGTGCGGCATCACTACGCGGTCAGGGACGCCCCGATTCGATGGCGTTAACGTCAACGACATAGCGACTCATATTTTCACAGTTAGAAGCAATCCCTCCCTTATGCTACTTGAAGAAGGGAATAATTTTATCCGTTTGACCAAGGGCGGGATCTCCCGTCTCTTTCGGGTACTAAGTGCGAAAATAAACGACGAACAAGATATATTTATCGACATTAGCGCCACCGAAAGGGGCATCGATTCCGACCTGGCGACGCTTGCCTGATGTCTGTCACCGTATCCGTACATAAACGATCTAAGAGAGTCTTAATAGACTTGGGGGATCACGATCAGAGGTTTACCCACGGCAGAAGGGAAGCCTTACACGATATTGGCGAACTTCACAAAAAAGAAATAATTCGATTACTAGAGACTGGCCCTAAAACGGGGCACGTATATAAAAGATCAGGTCGTCCAGATCATCAAGCTTCCGCGCCGGGGCAAGCTCCCGCGACGGATACCGGGGCTCTAGTTAAATCCGTAGATTATCGGTCTAGGGATCTTGAGTTAGAAGTCGGAGAGGAGCAGGATTATGGGGAATGGCTAGAGGATGGTACGAAAAAAATGAAACCTCGCCCACACATAGTCGTCGCCGCGAATAATATCGCGGGTTCCGCGGTCCGGATACTTAGCCAAAGAGTCCACGACCGGATACGGAGGGGGCGAAGATGATCACCCCACGCGACATAGTCTCTCATCTAAGGAATTTTCTACCGTCGGTTACGGATCTATTTCATAGCGCGATAACGTCCTCAGGGGCAAGCGTTGCGGGTGGGATCGTGACAGTAAACGCCGTCGCGCACGGGCTTATCGCTGGTCAAAAAATAATCGTCGTCAATGGCCGCTATGAAAATAGCCTTTCCACCGTGACGCTTAACGTAGACGGGACAACCAGATTCAGTACAGTAGACCAACATGATCTGGTAGCGCCTACATTCCCGGACGATCCTCAGACCGTGACGCTCTCCGGGATAGGATCCCCGTGGGACGGTGTCCACGAGATAGATAACGTTCCTAATCGAGAAAATTTCGAGATATTAACGCCGGTAGGGGAGATCGTCGCCCCCGACATTTCGGCGGGAAGACTATTAGAAGAAAGGAGCGCCGGGCTTGCAGGGATCCAGACCGTTGCCACGGTGCCGGATACAAACTCGTTTACTATCAATGTCCCTACGGATATCCCAGCTTTCCCCACCGGTAATATTTTAGAACTCCAAATATTGACGGGGACCCGAGTCGTAGGCGCGGCGGACTTCGCGAGAGCGGAAGCGATCTACGCGAAGCAAGCAGGGACAGATCCTTATTTATTTGTGATAATGAGCGACGCCAACGTATCAAAAGACCGTCATACCAATAACGACGGGGTCGGCGCTTTCACTTCTCAAGACTTACAAAAACAAACTGTATTACAAGATTTCACTTGTGCCGTATTCGTTCCGACGGCGGAGAACGATACCGCCGCTTTCAATGCTCAGTCTTTAGCGTATAATGAGATTTTTCGGGCATTGCTAAGTGTTTTATATGGATTCAGATTTGACGACCCGACGACGGCGGAAAATTATGTTACAGTATCGAGAGGACACGGCCCGGGAGTTAATGCGGCCAATTCGGCGTATTATAGTCATGTTTATGATTGGCAAGTCCCAAGCGTTATCACTTTCGAGGACGGATTTGGGTTAGGTGCAACGGTGGCCTTTAGGGATATCTCGGCGGTTTTCGATTTATCGGACGACGATCAGGCTCAATTGTCGTTAAATATAGACTTAGACTCAGAGGCGTTATAATATGTTCGATAGTGATAAATTGGAGAATAAGGCAATGTCAAATAAATTTATTTTTGTAAAAAATAATTCTAAGTCTGTTATTCATGGCCTTTTACCGGACGTATCGGTTAAGATCCGTCTTGACTGTAACGGACTCCCAGCGGATCCCTATTGGCGAAAGATGTACAGACGCCCAGAAACTAACAAAATTTTAAAGTTTTATTCTCAGGACAAGAAACAAAGTAAGAGCGCCGACGAAGCCGAAGCTAAGCCGGGTAAATCTAAATCCACTAAAAAAGGTGACTAATTATGGGTAGCCCAATATCACAACCTCGCATCGGGATCAGCCTCTTACCGGCCGCCCTCGTTGATGCGTTCAACGATCGCCGCGATCTTATTGTAGGATACAGAACGGCGGCGGGGAGCGCGGCGGATCAAGTCTTGATCCAGAATGTCCAGAATCTAACAAATGCGGAATTGATTGCGTTATTCGGAACGGGCGACCTATATTACAGGATCCAATATTTCCGATCAGCGAACGGGGGGCATAGTCCTCTTGACGTTTTGCCAATTCAAGCCGATGCGGGAACCGCTTCCGTAGGTACGTTTGTCGTATCGGGAACCGCCACCGAAGACGGGGCGCTCGAATTGTCTATCATCGATTCCGAGCAATTTACGGTTTCGGTCGCAGTCACAGACACCGACGCGAGTACCGATGTCGCGGCCGCTATTAATACCGCCCTTAATACTTTGAGCGACAAGGTATGGACTAACGCCGTCGTCACGGACACGGTCACTCTAACGAGTACCGATCTGGCAACTTTCGGCGATCTTAACCGGATCAAAATTTCCGGATCAGTCGCAGGGATAACAGTAGTAACTACCCAAATGACCGGCGGCGTCAATAATATTACTCCGACTTCTGCCCTATGGGATGCGATTTCGGGGACACGATATACAGGGATCAACTGGCCGGAATATTTAAGCGCGAGTCTCTCCGTAATGACCACGGAAATGGAGAACCGATTTAATGCCACAAACGGAGTGTTTGACGGCGTGGGCTTCATGGGGACGAATGGAGACTCCGCGACTAATATCGCTCTCGCATTAACTGAAAATAGTCAAGTGACGGTTATCGGTGGGCAAGACGTAGCGGCGGATAGTCGTCCGGTCATATTACAACCGGCAAGCTGGACTATGGCTTATTTCCAAGGTCTCCGGGCGCGAAGATTAACCCCGGGCGCTTCTATAGCTGATTTCATTGTGAGTACTTCCGGACCGCTAGACTCTTCCGGGGGTCCTTCTTTGGCCTCTCTGCCTTATTTTAATACGCCACTTTCTCGGGTCCCCGTCACTATCGCGACGGATCAGTATAGTTTTACCGAGCAAGCATTGCTTGAAAACGGCGGGGCATCTTACTGGGGTGTTAATCCGGCGGGCAATCAGATGATCAAGGGGCCTATGGTGACCACTTGGACAACCGACGCCGCGGGCAACCCTAACGATAGTTTTAAATATCTGAACTATGTCGATACAGGATCCGCTTGCCGCGAGATAATTTTTAATACGCTTAAGACGACTTACGCACAAAGTCGACTAACTGAGGGCGACCTAGTCCCCGGACGGTCTATGGCAAACGCTGAGAGTATTAAATCTGAGTTATTAAGAATCTATCGAAGACTTGCCGACATTGCCTTGACGCAATCAGGGCGCGAGGCTGAGAGCTTCTT